GTAGTTGTTGTAGTTGTTGTACTTGTATCAGTACAAGTATTATTTGGTGCAGTCCATGATCCTAAATTAATAAAAGGCAGTTGATTTGGTATTGTTATAGATTGTTCTGTTGTTAATGTACTGAAACTGTTATCTGTATCATTATCTGATCTAATTTTTGTTCTAAATGTACCATAAGGATTTTCAAAGTATGTTTGTAAATCTTCTAAAGAAAAAACATGGTATTGCCATGATAAATTATTCCCATGTCCAAAGGATGTGGAGATACAAAATGAAGAGGATGTATCTAATTCATTATCGCTTATTGTGAACCATATTGTATATTTTTCTGGAGGACTATCTTCAAATCCATCAGATGAATATATACCAATAGTTAGATCTCCAGTTGAAGTATCTAATGCTATTGATTGATCGTATGGTGGCTGTGTAGGTACATGATCTGCTAAAACACTTGTAGGGCAAATAAGACATAAAGCAAAAACAATTCTACTTAACCTCCGGAACAACAACCCTGCCCACAACAGTCCATTTCAAGCCCCCTCACATCATATTCCTTAGAAGAACAGCAAATGAAATGATTACCCCTGTGTAACTAAAAAACTCTGATTTTGATAGTTTTGTGTTTGTCTTTTCGTGTAATTCATCAATACGCTGATTTATTTCCCGCTGGCCCTGAATCACAAGCATAATCAATTCTTTTGAAGTCATTCCATTATTTTCTACCATGTTTCTAATGTACTTTAAAAACTAAATATTCTGAAATTTTGAGTTTATTTTTGTTATTTTCTTCCTGTATAAGATAAGCAGTTGATCCATACCTTTTATTTATCTTTACAATAACAGAACCATATCTCCATTTTATATCTTGATCTGGTGTTAGGAAATCAGTACCAGCTTCAACAAATCTTACTTTTTCGTTTTTTTTAAATTCAGTCATCATCCAGAAAGTAATGCATTCGTTTAGCAGCTTTCCGATATTCAGATTCCCTTATAGCTTTTTTAAGAAGTTTTTCTTCTTCTTTCCTTAATTCTTGTGTAACTGAAAAAAGTATATTTAATAGATCTTCATATCCAATATCCCATAAGGATTGTGATGATACTTTTGTTTCTGTAAACATATTGAATAAATCTTTTTTTGTGTAAACAATATGCCATCTTGAATCAATGTTTTTTATTTTTACATCAAATTCAATACCACCAAAGTGATCATTAAATAAAGGATGAGAAAAAAGAGGATCTATCTCATATTTTTTTTCAATTCTATTCCATAAACCAACATCTATGAGGTGTCTTTTCAGAATCTCATATCCCCTGTTTATTTCATCAGAATAAGGTGCTGCGCTCATAATTTGGTGTAATAACTGTAAGTTTATACATGAACAATCTATGATCATGTAACTCACATTTTTTACCCTGTATATCTATATCACAACCACGCACTTTTTCCCTTTTTACTTCCGATATTCTTTGTGCATAGTCTTTGATAAAGTGTTCTCTAAGAAATATTGAGCTACAAACCCAATTATCTTGATTCCTTATCAATATATTTTTAATTGTTTCTTTATCTGTCATTGTTCAACCTCCTACCCAAACAGATTTAATTGTTTATCCATGTCTTTAAAATCCACATCATAATTCTTATTATCGCCTTTAGGATATTTTAGTATTTCTAATTTAAAGTGATTCATAATATCTTTTTTTTCTCTTTTTGATCCAACTATATAAACATATCTGTATTTACCATCAATATTCTTTTTTCTTAGATTATAAAAACCAATTATGTCTTGATTAGTAACTTCATGTTTACCTATTTGTTTTTTAAATGATGAACTGTGTTTTTTGTGTCTAAAATTTTTAAAATGAAACTCTTTACCATCAGGATATGTATATTGAACTGTATTTGAACTTTTACCTGTGTACATGAAGTTAGTAGCTTGATATATATAACCATGATGTCCTGAATTTGGATCAGCAAAACTAACAATAATAATTGGTTTAGGTAATAATTTAAAAGATTTAGCAACAAATGTTGATAATACATTTTTTGGTAAATTGTTTTCTGTAATCAATCTGTTTAACTCATAAACTATACTTTTATATTTAGATCCAGCTATTGATTCAGCTAATGTTGCTGATGGACTCATTCCATAAGTAACAACTCCAGATATATCCCCATCTAAATACAGACCAAAAGCATGAGATACTTGACACATCCTTTTAGCATAGTGTTTATTCATTATCCAATCTTGATAAACATTTTTAGGAACTTTTTGAACTAATATATCCATTTTATCCCCATTGATCTGCCATAGCTCCTGCTATACCTGAAAAAGTTCTACTTCTAGCTTTTGCTTTTTCATTATTAGGTAATTTGTAAGTGTCATAATAAAACTTACTCCATCTTCTGTTTTTTGTATATACCCACTCTGGTTCAACGATATTTGTTGGATTTAACTTATCTAAATTTTTTAACCATAAGCAAGTTGTTTTAGTAGTTGGATGTCCAAATTCATAAGGTTGTATAATTTGATCCGGCTTTCTTATTTTGGTACTTATAACACTTATTGGATTTTCTAAAGCAATTTTTTTAATAGGAGCATTAAATAGTAATTTAACAAATTCCAGTGCTTCATCTTGTAGTTGTCTCCTGTTAGGATGTTTTGGATGTGGTCTCCTATCGTTATAATCTAAATGTTTATCCTCTGGATGATAAAACCATCTAGCACCACTAACTGATAAATAAGTACATGGAGGATGAGCAATCAATAAATCCCAATCATCATCCAAAATATCTTTTACATCTCCTTGATAATGTTTTCCTAAATCACTTTCACTAGACAAAATATCACAACTTATTGCATCATGTCCTCTTTTCAAAAATGCATCTCTAACAACTCCTGAATATTCACAAGCAACTAAAACTTTCATCTTTGATACTTTCCCCAACAATGTTTAGAACTATTCCAATGATGCCAACCATCATATTTTGACAACCATCTTGCTGCTTTTATATTTGTAATTGGATCATACATATCTAGATCTTTTTTATATATATCATCCTCTAACCATTTTTCTGTACGATTATTGAACTGAAATAATCCCTGATCTATTGATCCATCTTTGTTATAACCTGTTGCGTTTGAATATCCGGATGATTCACAAAACACTATTGTAAGTGCAAGAGCAGAATCATCATGAAATATATCGCTAATCAAAGGTATCCACTCTTGCACCTCCTCTACTATCTCACATTGTTGAACTGCAGTTGGTATGTCATTGGGCTGATATATGTGAAAGTTCAACTGCCCCAACAATGAACAAGATAATAAGAGATCAATCATTCTTCTTTTTCATCTCCTTTTAAAAACATTTCACTCTTTACTTTCCAATTTGGATGTATGTATTTTTTATCTTCATTGAACATTTTATATGCTTGAACTGCATCTTTTGCTAAATATGTTTTTTCTAATACAAGAATCATTCTATGTTTCTTTGGTTTCATATCGCCCACTCCAACAAATACTTCTTATGTTTTCTTGGTGTACCATCTAGATTAAGTTTAGCAACCATTTTTCCATCTTTACAATTACAATCTTCCATCCATATATCCATAAATTCTTTCTTTTGAAGAACATAGACTTGTTGTCTTACTCTTTTTACATTACGATCTAGAGAACAAATTTCTCCCTCTAGTTCTAAAACTGATCTAACTTTCTGTAAATCTGTTAATTTATTGTTATATATAAACAATTTCAACCTCCTTATTTTTTATATAATATCTTCTTTACTCTTCTCTGCTCTACTCTGCTCTGTATCATCACATTTGTAATACAGTTATGTAACAGTAACATCACAGTAACATCACTCATCTATATCGTGTCCATGTAAGTCTTTCATAATCTTTTTATATTTTTTTTGAGACTCCTGTTCTGCTTTTCTTTGTCTATATTCTTTTTGTCTTTTAGCATTCATCTTTCTGTACTTGTCTAATTGTGAATATTTATCTTCCCAATCATGTACAAAATATCCAGATTTCTTTTTATCTATAAAACCAGAATCTACCATTTGTTCTAGTAGATCAACCCCATCCCAAACCTCATTTTTAAGTAGTTCAGGATGAGGAATAAAGCCCGGTTTTTTACCAAATTCAAAAGAATATGCCCATAATTTTACTAATGATCCTATTGCTTCCATTTGGTTCAAACCATTAGATTTAGCGAACTGAATCAATTTAGGATTCCTAAGAAACGATATATCTACTTGTATCCAAGACATCACTCTCCCTTATCATTATCAATCTGGGATAATGTTACTAAGTCTTGAATTTTATTCTTGATACTCTGCATATTATTAATGTTTACATCATTCTTAGATACATTCATCTCTCCTAATGCTTGAGCTGTATAAGATCTAGCTGATTCCAGATCATTACTACAAACAGATAAAGCAAATTCTTTGATATTGTCCATAATGTGTTGTTTTGAAGAACTTACATCATTTACCTCAATGCCTTCATCTTTCATATCCTTTACAATGTTTTTATCTTTGTTCGGATACCCCTCATACTTGTATTTAACCGAATCTTGCGGCTTATTTGAGGTTTTAGGCGGCTTTTCTGGACTTTTATCCTTACTTGGTACAAATCCCTCCATTTCTTCGTATAATGGTTTTTCGGAGAATAAAACTCTTAAACATCTCCCTCTTGCAACCGATTCTGCCTTTTCTAGTTTCTTTTCTTTTGTCATATTCTCTGCACCATATCCGGTACATTTCACAACATCTTCATCTCCAAGATAAAGACTTGCCTTAAATATAACTTTGTCTCCAACCATTGATTCTAAATTTGTAACCAGTCTTGACTCCGGATACTCTTCATTTAATCTTTTTATTAGATCATCTACCTTTACATAATCTTCTAAAAAATTTGCCATTACTTCCTCCTTTTACTTATGAATTGAAGATCTTTAGATCCATCCCAACTCATATTATTTTGTGCGTAATATTCTGCGATTTGAAAACCATGATCAGTTTCTATCTCATAGATTTTTTTACCCCAAATATTACTTTTATAACTAAATTTATAGATCCAAGTGTTTTTGTTTGTATATCTTGGACTATATGGAGAATCCCTGTACACCATTAGAAAATATTCTTTTTGGTAAGAGTTTCTCCTCTTTGTAATCTACTCATCCAATCTGTTCTCTCTAATCTCTTTTCTGATACCCATAAGGATATGTAACAAAGAGTTAAAAAGAAAGATATGAACCCATAGACAACAAAGAATAAGTAGATCCATTCTTGAATCATCATATTTATCAACCTCCTTTTAAAATTGTAATCTTCTTCTTATTTCTCTATTTACTATTTGTTTTATTCTAATTTTATCTTTATCAGAAATGTGTATATCTTCCATAATTTTATTAAAAATACTCCACATATCAGATGAAATCTCTCCATAAACATCAAAATTTCTTTGTGTTTGTGTTGTGTACTGAAACCGATCTCTTAGAAGTTTATCTACTTCTTTTCTGATCTGTTCAGTTCTTCTATCTGACTCATCTGTTCTTTTTCTACTTTTATAGAAACTACTCATATCAACCTCCATAATTTCATTATATACACAATAATAAAAATTTGTCATCAGTTTTGTGAAAATTTGTCAAAGTCATAATATATACTTATTAACACTATTAAGAACAGGAAAACTCCCCTATATACGATATGAGTTATCAACCTCCGGTTCTTAAAAATAAAAGAGGAGATCTACAAAGATCTCCTCTTTTTGTTAGAATCCTAAAAGTTTTAAGCTATTGCTAGTCTAAAATCCATTAAGTTCCTGATCTAATTCTAACAATAATTTATCGTTTTTGTTTTCTAAGTATTCAATTAAATCAAATAGTTCATAATAGAATATCTTTAAAAGATTACGAACATCTAACTTAAATTGTACCCAAGTTTTACTCAAACACCCTCAAATGTTTGCTGAGGTTTGTATTGTTCAAGTGCATGCTGTAAAACTGTCAATGCGCTAGTAGCGAAACTGACAAGCAAGACTTGTGATAGATCGGCATCTATGATGCCCATATTTGAGCTAAGGTATAATCCGATGCTTGACTGGCAGCCAGTTCGCAGCGCCTTTGCAATCATGAACTTCCAATATGCCCACCATTTTTTTTCTTTCATATTTCTCCTAATCTACTTGAAGTCCTTTTATGATCCAAGCTTTCCTTAGAGCTGTTAATTCTTTTTTGATTTGTTGAAGTTCTTCTAATACATTATCTTCTGATCCAGAATTTGATTTAGTTACCACCTCTTCAATCTCTCCATCAAAATCAATGTAATTTACTAATACCTTTTTTCCTGATTCTATAACAGGAGCAACATACTTGTAAACCTCTTTATATGCATCTGTGCTACTTCCTATGAACCCATCTTGTGATGTTTTTCCAAGTAACAGGCAGCCGCTGGTGTCATCATCATCATTGCCAATATGCCATAAAATATATTTAAAATTAGGAACATCATCAACATGAATCATACCCATGTGGAATGAGAACTTATTTGAATATCGTGAATGAAAACCGCCTTCTTTTCTTAAAGACAAGTTGTATTCGCCAGCTGGTATTCTAGTTTCTCCTGCTACTTTTTTTGTTCTAGCTTCATCTTCTAATGTGTACGAAAGAAATTTACGCGTGTTATTAGACACATCAAAAAGGATTCCATTTGTGAAATCATCAGAACTGTTAAATCTTAATACTTCAAGTTTCATAATTTACCTGATAACATTTATTTTACTCCACTTATCCTTTCCACCCAAAACTAAGGTTAGGATTCCTGACTCACTATTACCTCCATAAACATTGTCAAACCATTGTGATCCATTGTCTAAACTTGGAGCTGTTGCAATCATTCTTCCACCACCTGCATCAAATACAGAAAAAGAATGAAAATGCCCCATTAATAATACATCTGTATCTGCTACCATTGATCTAGCTAAAGATTGATTTGCTAACCATGTCTTAGATTTTGCTTGATGATTCGTACCGCGTCTCATTTGATGCCCATGTGCCAGAGTTATTACAGTATCATACATTTCAAAGGTTAAACTTAAATCGTTTTCTGGAATAATAAAATCTAGTTTCTTTTTAAAAGCTGGAGATTCTTTGAATATTTCTGATAATTCTTCTCCCAACATAACATCTTTATTATCGCCAAATGTTGTGTAAGATTTACCATTTTTACGCTGCTCGCCATGATTGCCAGCAATAAAAGCAACTGTTCCTTTATCAAACATTGGTGTTAATTCTTTTATCATTGTATAAATCATTCTTCTTGCTACTTTTTGTTGTTGCCTAGCATCTAAAACTGTTGTAAATTCTTGTTGTGGATAAAAACCACTGCAGCCTTCTACAATATCGCCTAAACCCGCAAACAATATCTCTGAAATAGGTTCTGTTCTTCTTATATCCTTTATTTCTTGTTTGATCTTAGGTATTGCATTCATCCATTTCTCAACTGTTTTTTCTGTTCCCTCTTTACCGATCTGAAGATCAGATATGCATACACAATAAACTCTACCTTTTTTCAGTTTTTTCTTTTCAAAAGGTTTTATCTTCTTTGTTCCACTAAGTAATTTTTGGAAGTCATCATCAGCCATAAACCTCACAGATGAGACTATTTTTGCTTTGAAATAATAGAATCTTTCTACATTACCTGCGCCCATGTTATTATCCCAAAAGCGAATCTCTGCACTTCCGGGCACTACTTGATATTTGTGTGCGTCTTTACCAAAGTAAGATTCAAGTTGTTCTTCCCAATTTACATCATTTGTTTTTTGTGGAGAAGAGGTTATCTCTCCTGATTTTGTTTTTTCTGAATATTGTATGCCGGGCTCATAACCCTGTGGATGTATTCTTTTTCTCCGAACATAAGGAGATTTATCATATACAGTTTGTTTATACTTCTCTAGATCACTTGATTCTACCATACCTATAATCCCTAAAGTATCGCCTTACTGTGTTGTAATGAAGATGTTGAAACTTTTTAAAGTTATCAACTAAATATTGAGCTGCAATAGTATCAGAAATGTATTTTTCTTGTGCCTCTTTAGCTACTTTTAAGAATATAGATCTAGCCTCTTTATCTTTTAAGATAAATCGTTTACTAGCATATTGTCCTGATACGCCACCCTGTTTGGTGTTAAAATCTTCAAGAGATTCCATGTGGTTAGTATAACCAAGAATTAGTGTTTAACTAGGTTTTGGATTATCTGTTTTGACTTTTTTAATAGCTTTGTACCATACACCAGTTTTATCTAATTTGCCACTATCAATATCCCAATACAATTGATCTAATTGATCGCCAATACTTATGTAAGACCTTTGTCTATCATCTATATAACCAAACTGCTGCTTATTCCATCTATCATTAGTCCAATCAATTTTGACTTGTTCGTAATCTGCATTAGTTTTTTCAGCTCTGACTACTTCTCCTGTTTTCGCATCAACTGATTGATTAATCATACCATCGCCACCATTAACAGTTTTAATAGCCTCAACTTCTGCATCTACTTCTGATGTAATCTGTTCTTTAGTTTTTGCCATATTTTTTTCCTTTCTTTATGTTATCACTTTTCTAAGTAATCTTTAAACCATACAAAATAAATCGCCCTGATGCTATGTTTCCAGAGGCATAAGAAAAGTTAACTCCATCAACTGTTCTTAGTTCTTTATTTACACCGCCTCCAGCTGTTGATCCTGTGATCCCTATTGCATTTGTAAAACTGTTCTCAATAGTTGTGTAAGTGTATTCATCTGAATTAGTTGCATTAAATATATGGATCACACCATTCATTTTTTCTTGTGTACCTGTACCATTTAAAATATCCCACCTAAAAAAAGTTTCACTAGATCTTGTTATTGATCCTATACCATTCTGTAATATTTCCCTTGCAACTGCAAAATATGATGAATCAGATGTGGCACTTCCGGAAACAGTAAATTTTGTTTTAAATTCTTGAGCATCTGAACTTGGTGTTGATCCTACAATAATAACTTTAAAAACATCATAGGTGCTTGAGATACCAGTTAAAGAAACGCTACTTGTTGGACTTGAAACAGTTGTATCAACAAGTTTAACAAATGATCTTTTATTAGCCATTAATCAACTCCAAAAATGTTTGCTTCAATATAATTCATGGTATTACTTCCCTGAGCAAATAGTCTTAATCCTGATAACTGTTCAGTAGATTTATGAACTGATGCACCTTTTATTCCTGCACCCCCATAACCTTTGACTTGACTTGATATATCATGAGTTGCGAATGTATATGAAGAGCTGTCATAAGGAGAAAAAATCATAATTGTACTACTTGATGAATCATCTGGATCAGACTCTCCATAACCAGTCAAAATTGCAGTATTGTCCACATAGTTTGTAGCGGAATAATTTGAAGTGTAACTTGTCATGTTTTCGTAGCCATAAGTGTATTCTGCTTGAGTTATCGCAGATCCTCCACTATCAAGATATTGAATCCAAAAATAAGCTGAAAGATCTGAATTTACATAAGAAATTACATTTAATTGATAAACATCATAAGCACTTGAAAAACAGTTTGTAATGTCTAAAGCAGATAAATCATATCCACTACCTTTTTTAATAAATGATAAAGATGCACTCATGTATAACTCCTAATTCCATAAATAGAAATGTTTCCGCTGTTAATATTATCTGAACTCATATAAAACCTAATACCACTTAAAACATTGATACCCTGATATGCACCTGCTCCATAATAGCTACCAAAATAAGCATTTCTATCAAGTATCGCTTGTTGTTGTGTTAGGAATGTTCTACCAACAAATAAAGCGTTATACATATAAATTAAAGCATTAAAACCCTCTGGAGAATTTCCACCTATCTCTGAATTTAGTCTTAATCTGTCCAAATCTGCATCTTTGTCCTCATACTGATTACCATCTTGATACATATTTCTAAATGATCTTGAATAATCTGAAGAGCCACTTTGAACATCTCCACCAACAATAGCTCTGAAGTTTAGATCTTTATTATCGTTAGTGTGCATATTATTCATGGTTATCAAATGCACTTGATAATTACTTCCTAGATCAGTTATATCAACAGTAGATGCGTTGCTTATAGTATTTTTAGAAATTAATTCTAACTGTCCAAAATTAGTCCATTTATCTTCTCTATCTAATTGATAAATATCTTTAGGTGTAAAAATACCTTTATTGTCTCTAAATGACTGTGTTACTTCTTTACCTATATATCCAAATTCACTACTCATCATGCAACTACCCTAAACAATGTAAAAGTTCCACTATCAATGTTGCCACTAGACATTTTAAAATTAACCCCATCACTTGCACTTGCAACAGTATGCACAATACCACCCTGTGCTCCTGTTAAAAAAGGTGTTGCATTAAAATGGCAAGTTTCATTAGTAAAAAAACTATACTCTGAACTTGAATTAAAGTTATAAAGATAAATTATACCCTGTGAGCTTTCACTTGTTGCAGTTCCTGTATTTCCTAAAGAAATAGCAGTTTGATTAGTTCCACTTGTATTTGAAAAAGTTGTATCTGTTCTTAAATTTTTATAAGCATAATCATATTCACTATCTGATTGTGCAGTTCCACTTTTAGTTAATTGTATTTGTAAGCCAACATTATTTGTTGCACCTACAACATTATTAAAAGCAACCATATAAACATCATCACTATCTATGCCTGTTAAAGTAACACTAGCTACTGCACTTGATACTGTATTTGTTGCTACTTGTACTAATCCCATTATGAGTCAACTCTTATTCCATAAGTTCTTAAAGTTCCTGTTGTTATATTTATTGATGATGTTGATTGAAAAATTTGAAATCCTGTCATACTTGCTGATTGTTTTAAAACACCTATTGCTTTTCTAGTCCTACTAGCATTTGTAGCAATAGCACCCGAACTACTTAATTGGGCAAAAGTATAACTAGATGAACTAAAAGGATTGAAAACATACATTACTGCACTTGATGAATATGGATCAACTGCTGTGCCAACTACCCAAGCATCAGTATTTCCCAAACTTGTTGAGCCTGTTGCTCTATATTCCCCAAAGGAAATTGAATCCCCCATATCTGAAAAAGCCCAATCATAACTGCTAGCAGTTACAATAACCCCAGAACTATTAATAAATCTTAGAACAATATTTGCATTACTTGTATCATTTGTTAAATTATTAAAAGTTACTTTGTAAATGTCATAATCTGAACTAAATACATCTGTTACACTTACTCCATTTACTGCACTTGTTATTGAAGTTTGGTTTAATAATCTTAAATTACTCATATCAAATTTCTTTAACTCCAAAAAGTTTTATAGTTCCCTCTAAATTATAACTATCAGAAAAAAACCTTATTCCATCAACTGTGCTTGTTTGTGGTAAATAACCACCACCATAATAAAAAAAGAAGTTACCACCACTAAGATTAGTAGTTTGAACTGAATAAAAACTATACTTACTTGAATTGTTTAAATTGTAGAAATATATATATCCATTTGAATTTTCACTATTTTGATTTGGTGCTATTACCATTCTATCTGCACCTGAACTTTTAGTTTCCCCAAAAGTAGAGGGATAACCATATTGAAGTGCATATTTGTAAACACTTGCACTTTCTATAACTCCACCCTCAAAAAATCTCATATCAATATTATCATTACCCCCATTAGTTTGAATATCTATTAATTGTGCAACCATCACATCATATTTTGTTCCCTGTATAGAACTAAAATCTATTGTTTGAGTAGAACTAAAAGTTTGTGATTGTATAAGTTGTAAGCTACCACCCCAACTACCATCTTTTGTTAGTTGTAATATTTCGCTAGGTGTATATAAACCTTTGTTTTGTTTTACATTATTTGGTTGTGTACCTAAGTAAGCCATTAATAAACTCCTTTAGGTTTGTCGTAAAAATGTTACATTAAATTCTGCACTAGATGCTGCAGAACAAAGTCCTTGCAGTTTATCTCCTGTTTCAAGAGCGATTTTTGTTTGAATCTCAATAGTTGTTCCAAATGGTAATGAAACATTGTTTAAAATGTGCCTCAATGATCCACCTGACTTGGTTACACTAAGATCAACAGTAACATCAGCACTGCTTGAACTTACATTAGATAATAATATACCTATTGCAGTTTCAGTAGTTGATGATGGAACTGCATCAATAATATCTCCAGCACTTGTGCCTAAAACGCCTTGAACGCTGTGTAGCGTATCTGCCATTGTTTATTTCCTTTCTTTCATTACGATAAAGCCAATACTAAACCAAGTGATACTCCAGCAGCTTGAGCATTTGGATAAAGACTTAACTTACCCTCTGCACCCATACCACTATGATTAGAACAGTAATAATAAAGAACTGAATTTGTTGATCCGCTTGTTGTTCCTGTTCCTAGAGTCTCTGGTGTTACCTCTAATTCTACATAAGCACCTGTACCCGCTGGAGATCCATTAGTTGTTACATTTGTTGTAAACTCTGATCCTGAATTATTTGTACCATCTTTTGTTGTAGAAAATTTAAAGTTGTGTCCTGATAATGATGAATCAGATATATCAAATCGGATCTTCATTCCGAAGTAAACATCTAAAGCTGGTGTTTTTGTTCCTGATCCTGTATCTGATCCGGATAACATATAAAATACATTTTGACTTCCAGATCCATCATCTGCTACTTTTACTGTAACATTTGTTACAAGTGCAGTAACACTAGCTAAATCAGCTATAGTTTGTGCTGTTGCTTTTTTAAGATTATTACTATCAGATATATCTCCAAAAAGTATTTCATCTCCAGATGCAATAGTTCCTGATGTAGCAGAGTTTGGGGAAACACTAAGACTTGGTGTTCCGGAAGTTGCTCCACCAGCTAAACCTGATGTAGATCCTGTTGTAATACCCTCAATATCTCCTGTTTCTGCTGAGATCCACGCTGAGCCTGACCATGCTTTTATTAAATTTGCTGTTGTATCGTAGAATATGGTGCCTTCAACTTTATTTGTTAAAGCACTGTTTGCTGCTGTTTCACTAGCAAATATAAAAACTAAACTGTCCTGTATGTCTTGAAATCTTGATTCTGTAACTAGATCTCCGGTAGTCCAGTCAAACCATCCACCTGCTGCCATGTTTCTCCTTTATTTTTTTAAGTATAACTTATGTTTGTATCAATTCCCAACTTTGAAACTCCAAGAATCCAAGCCCCAGTTTCTGCAGGAGAAAGACCAATTCTCCAAGTCCAAGTCTTACTATTTGCATCTACAATATGTCTAATATTTTCAATAAACAAATCATAAGATTCTGTTGTTCCTGATGGTGTCAATACATTAGTTTTAACAAAAGATCCAATATCTAATCCTAAAGCTTTTGGCCATAAGGAAGTGTTTACTTGTGGTCTAAAAGACAGTTGATCAACTGATGTTTGTGGTATATCATTTTCAACAACTTTTTGATTTGCTATTGATAATACATCAGAATCCTGTATATTTAATCTACCTGTTTCTGTTCTTGAATGTGTACCAAATCTTGTTACTGAATCATCTGAAACTGCTGATTGTTGTGATCCACCAGTTCTTGTAAGTAATACAGTATTTATGATTTTTGTATCATCATAACTAGACCTTATGTCCGAATATGGAAGATCTGATCCCCCCTGACCAAATGTAGCTTCTGGAGTTGTTGTATTAGTAAGTCTAAAGTTTCTATCTCTAAATGTTGCTTTACCATCTTTACCTATAAAAAATGTTCCATTTTCAGCTTTTTCTACCTTTTTAAGTGCAGCAAGAAGAGTATCTGTTGTGCTTTGTGTTTGTACTTGTAATTGTCCTGTTGATATTTGTTGTAAGTTATATCCAAAAGAGTTGAGTATGTTTGCAACCCTTACTGAAGATAATTCTTGTGATTGTCCGAATGCAAGTCTTGTAGTTTGTCCAAGAAGTGATGATCCAAGTTTCCATCCTATTGAGTCTAAAGTAGCATTATTAAACAACTTAAAAGCATCAATTGCTCTTATTTGTGTTGTAGAGTCATTACCCTGTAATCCATAATTTACAGGAAAAGATTCTACAAATCCATGAAATATTTCATAAGTAGTACCTGAATAAGCAGCTTTTAGTCTTATTCTTTTTAATGGCTGTACCTTAGTTCTGTTATTACTTGAATCAAAAAAATGTGTTGTTTGATTTGGAGAAAATCGGTTATCAGTATTATCAAGTGTAATTATTGCAGTTCCGGGCTGAAATGTATCTAAGTTTGATGATCTACCTCTTGATATTCTAAATCCTCTAAGAAAACTTGAAACATCTGTAAAAGTTTGTGAACTATCTAAAGGATCTGAATCAAATGCTATTTCACAAGTAAGAGTTACATTACTATCAAATGATACTGACATTATTGCAGGTCAAATCCCTGTTGTAAAGCTTTTTCTCTTGTAGCTGTAAAAAACTCTGAAGCATTTTCATCAAGTTCTATTTTCACTTTTACTTCTTCTTCTCCATTTCCATTTCCATTTTGATTACCATTACCACTTTGTAATTCATCAAGTAATTTTTGTAAAGCAGGATCTAATGGAATATCGCCGGGATCTGGTGTTGGATCTGGTGGTGTAAACTCAATTGTTGGAATATCTCTTAATCTTGCTTGAGCATCTGCTAACCTTTCTGCAGCTCTTGCAAAATTATTGAATTCTCTTGCTCTTTCATCCAAACCCTGTATCTCAGCTATACCACTTAATACATCTAAATTAGCTGCTATAAATGGATTTAACTTTTGATTAGCAGATAAAATTTTCATAAATTCTTTATCTGCAGCTAATTCTTTGAAAAGTTCATTTTGTTCGTTTAGTTTTATATATTGATCTACTTGTTCTTCAAAAGAATCTGTAACTGCATCTATTTTTGGTTTTAACTGATCTTCTATATCTGTAAGCTCTTTTTTAGCATCTCTTAGTTCTTCAGATTCTCTTGTAAGTTCAAACTCAACTAATCTAAGTTTTTCAGTAGCTACCGCTAATTCTTCACTTACATTTACACCTTTATTCTGAAAAAATAAAAGTTCTTGAATTTGTGCTTGTAATTGTTTTTTTTGTAATGTTTCTTCAGCTGTAGCTAGAGCTTCTTTTCTTTGAGCTTCTGTAACTCTGTCTCTTGCATCTGTTAAGTCATCCTCTGCGGTTGTTAGATCTTCATCTTCTCCTGTAAGTACAGAAATTAATTCTAAATAAGTCTTTAGTTGAGGAATAGATTTCTTTTGTAGTTGTGTATCAAACTTCTCAAAAGCAGTTCTTTGTAAGTTAGTTTCATTTCTTGATTTTCTCTTTTCATGATTAAGTAAAGCTTCTGTAACTATTCTTTCTGTTGTAAGTGGCATTGAAGCTTTTACTGCTTCGTTAAATTCTCTTTGTTCTTGTGCAAGTTCTGACATATTGAAGATAAGATCAATTAAGTTTCCATCTGTATCTGCAATACGATCTAACGCTAAGAATAAAGTAGTAACACCATTGGCAATAGTTCCAAAAGCGTCAACAATACTTGGGCCAACATTATCAATAAATTCTCTAAATGTTGGTAACATTTCTGCTAATGCTGGAATTAATTCATCTCCAATTTCTTCTTTAAGTTCTCTTAATTCAGCCCCAGCAGCTCTTGATTGATTAGCAAAAGAGTCTAAAGTTCTGTCTAAGTCGCCAATTTGAACTCCTGCTTTTTCTTGAATAAGAGTCAATGTAGCTAATGCTTTTTCTTGTCTTGTAAGTGCATCAGCACTTGTTTTTCCTGTTTGTTCAAAAGCTTTTGTTTGAACTTCTGCCTCAACAATAGCGATACCATAGGTTTTAAGTGCTTCTCGCTCACCTACAAGAGCAGATCTAAAAGCGTTCAAAACTGGTTCAGCACCTGCAGATATGTTAGAAAAAGACGCAACATCAGCAGCAATCTTTGTAAGTGAAATAGAAAGATCTGCTGATTCTTCTTGTGTAAATCCTATACCCTGTGCAACAGCACCTAATGTTGCCTGTAATTGTTGAGCTTCTCCAACAGTTAAACCTGCTTTATTAGCAAAGTTTTCTAAGAACTTTGTAGCTCTATCTGCTGCTGTTCCAAATGTTGTTTCAAAAGCCGCTGCAGCTTCTTCTGCTGATACAGCTGCATTTATTGCTTCTTTAGAGAAATCAAACAAAAGTTTTCCAGCAAATATTGCCCCACCTGCTACTGCTGTTTTTTGAAGTCCAGACATACTTTTACCAAACCTTTGGTTTGAAGTAGTAGTGTTGTTTACTTCATTATCAAGATCTCTTGCGGAGTTTGATACCTTATCTAAACCTCTAGAAGTCTTATCTGCTCCTGTAAGTTTGAGGATCATCTCTAGTGTTGCACTAGCCATTTATCTTCTCCTCAATTTTGATTTCGCGTTTTGTTCTGTAATCATCTTCTGTTCTTTTTTTTGTTTATCTAAGTAGTATAGTTTCCAATATTCAAACTCCTGAACTGATAAGTTCTTTCTTAACTGATCTACTGTCATTCCAAGATCAAGAGCTAATCTAAACTCAAAAGATATTTCTTCATTATTCTTGAAATTGTTCAGCTACAGAAGCTTGATCCTCCTTTGTCCATGCCATACACTTGTACACACCTAAAAGAATCTGATCTATTATTTGTGGTGTTGCGTTTGAATAAAACTTATCAACATCTTCTAATGTATCTAATTCAGGATCTTTCATTCCTTTCATTAGTAGATATTTTTCAAACAATACATCATCTCTAATACCATCTTCGTTTTCTGATAGTAGATTAATTTGTACTGTATCTGCTTTAGTTAAACCTGTAACAATAACAGATTTATTCCACATTTCTAGTTCAACTTCCTGTTCTTTTAGAGCAGGAGGATTAGAAATATCTTCAATCTTTAACCTTTTCATATAGATCTCCTTTTTATAGACTATCTATATTTTACGCGGTGCCTTCTGTAATATCGCCTGTTAATTGAAAAGTTGCACCAAATCCTACTGCACCTGCTATATCTGGTGTTCTGTCGTAGGCTGTTAGTATTGCTTTTCCACTAGCTTTTGGATTTCCTCCGGTAGTTCCTATTGGATAGAACTCAAAATCAACTTCTGATCCAAGAATACCTGTGAAATAACCATTAACAGTAGCATCAAATGTTCCTGTTAAGGTTATTGAGCCATCCTTAAGGCCTGACACAAAAGCTTTGCTGGAATTGCTGAACGCGCTAACTTCGCTTACATCAGCTGTTCTAGAAACTGCTACATCTGTAAGAACATTAGAAATATCTCTTATAGTTCCACCAGAATCATCAAACTTAAATGCTGCGTTCTTTCCATGTGTGAATGTTGGCATTATTCTCCTTTATATTCCCTGTCCAAAACTGATAGCAACTGTAAAACTAGGAGTTGATCCTCCTATTGTCAAAACAGCTCTTGCGTATCGTGCTGGATTGCTTGTACTTGTCTTATATTCAGATCCCACTGCTGTTTTCTGACTAAATGTTATGTAATCAGAAAATGAAGCGTTATCTGCACTTGTTTGTATTTTGGCGTCTAATGTTGGAGAAGATCCACTTGCTGCTGTTACATGCAAGACTGCTCCACCTCCATTTGTACCTGCTGCCCCAAAATCAACTGATGTTTCAGTTGAAGTAGTAGTAAAAGCTGCTGGAGCAACCAGACTCTTACCATCAAAAGTATCTGTATCAAATTGGAAAGCAACCGCAACCGAAACAACACCAGCTATATCTGCTGATCTGTCGTATGATGTCTCAACTACTTTTCCTAAAGTAATCGGATTCCCTCTCACATAACTTACTGGTGCAATTGAGAATGCTGATCCAGAACCACCTAATTGAGCAAGGTATTCTGCATCTGAATCCGGACTTGATGTCTCAAAGTAGCCGCTAGCGGTTGCCTGACCATCTTTAAGGCCAGAAATAAAAGTTTTTGAAGATGAACTGAATGTACTTGTTTCACTAACATCTGCTGAAAGAGATACTGATACATCAGTTAATGTTGTTGATAAGTTTGTATTATCAAGAATTATTACTGCATCTTTACCATGACTAAATGTAGGCATTATTCAGACTCCTCCCATGCTTCATTTTCTGGAGTTGTAGGATCATCTGGTTTGAAACTACCATCTTCATTTCTTGCTCTCTTTTTCTTTGTTGTACTTTTTTTCTTACTATCAAATTTTACTGCTGCATTGTTCTTTATCAAACTTTTAGCTATTTTATCAGGTACATCTACAACATCTCCTGACTCTACTCTTACCTCTTCATCTCCATCTGGATAATTACTTCCAACTAAAATTTCTATTTTCATCCTATTACCTCAATATTAAATGTAACTCCAAGAAATGATGTACCCTGTGATACTTCATATTCTCCATAATCTGTTGCTGATACCACTCTAACAGACATTGCAGCACCTCCCAAAGTTATATCTCCCTCAATTGCTGCCTTAATACTTGAACCACCTGAACTCGCTAGGAATGAATCAAGACTATCTTGAGCCATCGCTGCATCTACTTTTTGAATGTAAAGTATTACAGGTATTTCATAAGTATCACTACCTCTCTGCATTGTTGAATCAAAGTTAAGAGTATTGAATGGTGCTATAATAACTGCTGGAGGATCAAGAAAATCAGGAACAGTATCATATACTGTAAGTCCTGAAACTGTTTCTAATCTTGTTTTTAATCCATCTCTGATACTTGAAAATGTAGCCATTAATTTACTGCCTTTGCTATATCTTGTGATATTCTTTCTAACATTTTATCCAATTCATTTTTTATCTCATCTTGTTTTTCAAAGACAACACCTCCAATGAATGGCTTCATTTTCAAACCTCTTTGACTAATAGCTCTTGCTACTAAGAAAGCATTTAGTTTTGGATTACCTCTTGCTGCCCATTTTGCTAATCCTGATCCCTTTTTATATGGTGGAAAGAATGGTTTTGTTTTCTTTATTGGTTTAAAACTTCTAAATATAGGTTTACCATGTATAAAAATTGCTGTTTTTGAATTAGAAGCTAACTTGATTCCCTCACTCATCCTTAATCTATTTGTATTACCAAGTTTTGCAACAAAGATAGAATCTCTTGTTTTACCTGTTGATTTACTTGATTTTGATTGAGGAGATGGTGGAAGTCGTAATCTATCTAAAGAATCTTGTTTTAACTCTCTACCAAGTTTGTTAAATGTTTGTACTGATCTTTTGTTAAATATTGTTTGACTGTTAATGGATCTACTTAAATCTAAAGCACCTTTGATTGTAAGTTTCATGCTCCATAAATCCTATTCCTGTTTATTTGTGTAACACCTACATAAGGCCTTCCAGATGCAAGAACCATTGTTGTTTTTTTAAACTTTTTACATAAAGTTTGAACATCCGGATCAAGTTCAGATAGAAATATAACAGGAGCTTGGCCTGTTTCTGGATTGCCACTAAATCCCATTGGACTATTCTTTCTTTGAAAAAATCTTGATGCTTGTATTAATGTTGCTTGTTGAATAGCTGCTGGAACTGTCTCTGATCCTGATTGTGTTGGAAAACCAAACTTTGCTGTTACTTTGATCCCTCTTGGATGTTTTGTTGGTAATATCTTTCCTGTTACTTCAATAGCCATAACTATCTTATCAAAAGGCATCTTTGGATCTTTTTGGTTTGCGTTCTGTGGATATAAAAAAAAGTCGGTATCTAGTGTCAAAGTTTCATCATCTGAACCATCTGAATTTAATGTTTTAACTACAAGATTAGTTGTTGTAGCTATATCATCAATCATTACATAATCACTAAATTCACAATCAAAGAATCTATCTTGTACATCAGTTTGATAAAACACTCTTCCACAAAAGTCATCAATTGCTGCTGATGCTGCATCTAATGCGAAATCTAAGTTGTTATCTTGAGCAGTACCGGACATACCTAAAAAGGTTTTTAATTCACTCTTTTCTATGTACTGATGGCTCATCTAACTCCAAATCTAACTCATCATCTAGATCATCCAATAATGGATCATCAAACCACATTGTTTATTTGTTTTCTTTTGGTTTTACTGCTTTTGTTTCTGGTTTCTTTGTAGATTTTTTAGTAACACCTTTAGGAATTTCATCTCCCATTCCTGCTACTAATACTCCAGATGTAAATGGACAATCTTTTGCCTGTACCATTTTTCCTGTTGCGTTATCTTTCCAAACCATTTGGTTTTCTTTTTCTACAATTTTCATATTTTTATCCTTTTCCTTATGGATTGCAGAGTCAATAACTTGTGTATTTAATACAAAACTATGACTCTGCTTTTCCATAAATTTATTCTATATCGTTGATTCTTGTGAATGCCTGTGGTTTATATACAGCTAATGCATATCGTAATGATGCTTTGACTGTTAATATATCTTTTCCGAAGTCTCCATCTGCAGCGTTCTCTGAAATAGATAGTTCCATTCCTCTTCTGAACACATGATTTGCAGCTAAAGATCCTCCGAAAGCACCTACAACTACATCAATTGTAGTTCCAACTGCTCCACCGATTTGAGATGATTTAGTAACAGGTAATCCCCAAATTGTTGGAACTCCAGCTAATGCTGATGCACCCAACATAAAGTTGTTGTTACCATCTACTTGCGCTACTAAAGCGTTGTAAGCTGCTGGACTCATTAATACTGCGTCCGGACTTAACTTACCATTTACCTCAATATCTTTTATACCATCCAGAATTGTTCTCAACTTACCTCCAGCTGTTGCTGGGAAAGCTCCTGCTGTGTATGTAATTGTATTAATACCAGCGTGTTGAGTTAATCCTCTAATATTTGGGGCAACCGCTCCACCGATTAAGAATTGCTTCTCTAATCTTTGCATAACATGATTAGCTAATCTGCCATCAAAATATGCTTGTGCACCAGCTTGATCTTCAAGTAACTCTGCTGTTATTGGAAGAGTTGTAATGAATTTTGAAATTGGTGCAGTAACTGCTGTGTAAGTGAATGCATCTTCTGGTGCAGCACTATTTTCAGCTTTTTCTGCAGCGTTGTTTGTTGCTCCCTCTTGTAAGAAGTAATAAGTTGTTTGATCTGTATTTATAGAATCTACAAGATCTAATGCTGGATTAGGATCTGGTTCTATCGCAGGAATAACCTGTTGATAGATAGTATCTCTAGTCCATACAGAAGTAGTTACAGTAGTTTTTGTTTCAAATGGAATATTTGTTAATCCATGATCTACGAAACTTTTGTACGCATTAGATTCAAGAAACTGTTGTCCAAGTGATTTTGGTGTCTCAACTACTGGTTCTTGATAGATAGGAGCAGTTTTAGCTACTTTCTCTTCTACCTCTTCTTTTTTGTTAGATTCTTTAATTTCCTCTAACTTTTGTAATTCAGTAATTGAATCTCCAATATCTGCAAGTTCTTGGTTTCTTCTTTTAATTTCTTCTTTTTGATCGGATGATAGTTCTGACATTTCTTCAACAGAATCAAAAATACCTGCTAATTCTTCCGATTTAGCAGTCTTTTCGTTTCTAAGTTCTTTTAATGTTGCCATTATTTTTCTCCTATTGGTTTTTGAAAATGTTCTTTTGAACCTCTAAAAAAAGTTCATCATCTGAAATCTGATCATAACCATACACCTCTAAGACATCATCCAACCTGTTATAGACTGAAGTCAATCCCTCTAAGTATTTGTTTATCAAATCTGTTGACTTTGAACTTAATGTTTTCTTTTCAGAATTTCGTAGAAGTGCAAGATCTTCTATTCGTTCTATCCATGCTTTTATCTCCTGTAAAGAAGATTCTGCATGTTCTTCAAGTCTTTTTCCCTGTTGAGAAGAAAGTCCGATACCTGTATCAGATTCACTTGAAATCTTTCCTGCATAAGTCAATGATGGATTATCTTCTGACTCATGCTCTTGACCTGTAATTCTTGTATAGTCATCCATATTTGAACATGGCATATAAACTGTTTCGCCTTCCATTGTATGTTCATGTGATCCAGAACATCCTAATTGTTCAGCTCTTGCCTCAGCTTCCTCTTTTGTTGTGTACATATCATTACCTAAAGCTCTTTTTTCTTCTGGTTCTTCTTCTGGTTTCTCTTCTTCCATTTGATCTAGACCAGACTTTAATGCTTGTACAAATGAGTTTTGTTGAGATCCAACAAGAACAGGAGATACCTCCCATACTTTTACATCCTTTAAAACTCTTACTGGTACTTCATCTCCTTTAGAATCAGTTGCTGTTGATGTTTCAGAATCTATAACTTGAAATCCATAAGAAAACTGTTGCATATCTTCCATTTGTTTGACTGTTTCATAAGCTTCTCTACCTGCTGTTGTATCTAAGAAATATCCTTTAAAAACTGCTTTTTGGTTATCTGATTCAATAACTCCTCTTCCTATTACTTTACTCCACTCATGATTCCAGACTAAAGGAACTTTGTTCCCATCATATCCAGATTTAAGAGCTCCTGCTTTTGTAATATCGTTATCTGAATCAACTGTATCAAATAATGAAAAAACAGCCTCTAGATACCTTTTATCCCCATCTTCTTTTAATTCAATAGAAGATTTTTTATAAACCAAATCCTCTGGTTTCTTATTCTCTTTACTCATCTATTACCTCTACAAACGCTTCTGTACATCTACAATTTACAACTAAACCAGCCGGAGCTTTTGGATCGCCCGGAAAGTCCAGTTTGATTCCATTATACAGATAAAAACTATCAGCCGGAACTCTTTGATTGTCTAATTCAAAATGTGAATCTCTTACAAGATTATCCCTTTGTGATACCCATTCTTTTTCTAAAACCTTACCTGTTGATTTTGCTGCTCTTTGTTGAGCCCATGAACTAGCTTTTAATACTTCTGTTCTAGCTATTGTTCTTGATCTTTTAAGTGATTGTCCACCTAATTGAACATTAATCTTTCTTGCAAGACTATTAAAGAATTTGTCTCCATCTGGTGTGCCTGCTACTGGATTGACAATTCCTAGTTCTTCAAGTTCTTTAAGACTTGTTTCTACTATTCTTGATATTCTTTTCTTTGTTGTCCTGTTTAAATCTTTCATTACACTTTTCGCATTTTCTTGAAGAAAGTTTGCTGATTGACCATCTGTAAATAGTGATCCTACTGCTGCTGGTACATTTCTCTGCCTTCTATAAAAACCCTCTTCTACTATGTTATTGATTGATCTACCACTCATACCAAGTAATGATCCTGTTGTTGTCATAACAGTTGTTATTGTTTCTTGTTCATCAATACTTACACCAAGATCTACTGGATCTGCTGCTTTTTGTTGTTCTGACTTTGGAAACAAACTATCAAAAGTTCTTACACTAAAATCATCAGACAATGAGTAATACAATGGTAAAAACTCTTTTTCAAAGTTTGTACTATCTATTACCTTATCTATCTTAGAATCCATATCATTAAGGTTTGAACTCTTTCTTATAACTTTAGCAACTTCCCTTTTTTGTCTATTTAATTCTTTAGCGTATAAATTTTCAAGTGTTGATTCCCATCTTGATCGTAGATTATCTATTTCTTTCCAATAGATTTGTTTTTGTTCTTCTGTTTCTATCTTTTTGACTTGTGGTAATCCCAAGAATTTTACTGTTGGATCATCCCATCCATAAAACTCATATCCTATTTGTTTCTCTTCTTCTAATTTATCAACCTGTCTTTGTGCCCATTCTTGTGATCTCATTCTGTTTTCTTTAGACAAGTCTCCTCCCCACAAAAGCCATGCAACTTGTCCTGCTGTGATTTCTCCCTCTCCTTTAAGATAATCATCAGCTGCTTCAGAATCTAAATCACTTTCATGCCTAGCGAACCATGCTGCCATCAATCTGACTTTTCTTTCAGATATTTCTCCATTAACCATTCTTCTAGCTGCTGTTATTGTTGCGTCTTGAAGTCCATCCCCTGCCTTATCAAGATTATCTAATCCTCTTTGTGCGTTTCTCTGTATGTAATCTGGTACTGTATCTATTTGTTTTGAGTATCTAGGTTTCTTTGGTTTCTTCGGTTTTTTAGGTTTCTTTGGTTTTCCATACTTTTCATCTGATGCCTCTGGATGATCATCCGGAAGTAAATCTGTATCAAAAGGAGATCTAGGAAACTTACCAGTTTTCAATGCTTTTAAATAAGCATTTACGCGGGCCATTGCCCATTGATCAGCTGATGTAACATTACCTCTTACTGAGCCCGGATTAGTTCTATATGCTCCTACTCCTCTTTCAAATACTTTTCTTAACATTCCTAGAGTTGCTCTATATTTAGGATTATCAGCATTGTGTTCTTCTACTTTTTTCTTTAATGCTTTTTCAACTCTTTGAGATAGTTGTTTTTCTTCTTCATCTATTGGATTAATTACTTGTAACTTAGATACTTCAACTGTTACTGTCCTATCTGTCCTTTGATGTCCACCATCTTCTAAGATAGCCCATACTCTTATGTTTGCTGTCTCTTCGTTTTGATTAAGTGATTCTATTACACCATTGATTGTTGATGGAGGATCAGGATCTTTATTTATTGACCAAGATACAGAATCTCCTACTTTGAGATCCCCAAACATTGCTTTATATCTTTCAATCTGTCTTAACCTGTTCTCTGCCTCTTTTCTTGTGGAATAACAACCAAACTTCCTTTTTCCATTCTTAGAGTAAACACAATATTTACCCTCTTCTTTTTTTATTTTTTTTTCCTCTAACCATGATATGTGTACTCTTTCTCCATCATCTAAAATGATAAAAGTATCATCAAAGTTATCCTCATCCTCTTTTCTACCAGACTTCTGATCTTCCATTAAAGGATCTAAGTTTGGATCTCCTGTTGGTATCTGTCCAGAGAATATCCTTACATCTGAACCATCTGTTGGCACTTCTACCTGTTGGATACCTCTTAAATAAACATCCATACTTGGATCATCAGCTGGAAAGCCTGTTGCCTTTCGTGCTTCAGCCACCGAAATAAACCCTGCTTGTAAACCTTTTACTATCTTATCCATTTCAAGTTGTTCATCTTGTTGAAGTGCTCTAACATCTGACAAATCAAACTTCATTATTAGATTGTCATCATCTGTGAAATCTTCTTGTAATAATTGGTTTGTAAGATCTTGTGCTACATTCTTCCACATAGGTATAAGTTTTTGTTCTGTGAAGAAGTTTCTTAGTTCAGAAACATTGTTATATGTACTTGATTCAAGACCACTTCCAAGACCTGCTAATATTGATGGAACACCTAATACAGCAGATATTCTTTCTTCATTTACATGCCTTAACTTTCCTATCTCTAAATCTTTAGGAGAAAAAGAAAGAGTTTGTATATCTACTTCCCCACCTGATATGACTAATGGTCTCCCCCTGTTTTCCCCGCCAAATCTTCTTCCAAAAGTTTCTGCAATCGTTTCTCCCTCTTCTTTTGTCATTGATAAATCATTCTTTGGAGATATAACAACACCGGGCACACCCATGTTTTTTACAAGAGCAGATGCCATTTGTGCTGCTGCTGCGTCTCCAAGTATCTCTACCATTACAGATCTAAGTGGTGCTAATCCTCTTCTATGGTTTCTTGGATCTACTTTTTCTCTAATATGGATCATATCTTCTCTAGGTATGTAGAGATTTTGTCCTCTTTGTTTATATTCGTAATGAGTTATAAGTTCTTCTTTTGTTCCTTTAACTTCTACATTATCTGGGATAAGTGGATAAAGTTGAACAACTCCACCTGCTTCGTTTTTTAGTTTGAGTAAAAAAGCATCTCCTGCTACTGAAACAGATGTAATTATATAGTTGTTCAACAAATTACCTGATAGATATGGACTTGGTTTCTTCATCAACATTGTTGCTGGATGATTCAATATCTTCTCTTCTCCATCTCCTGACTGTTCATATACTTCTAAAGGAGCTTCTGAAAAAGCTGTACCTAATACATTTAAACAAGCTAACGCTGCAGAGTTACCCTCTGGATTCATTTGATCTACACCACTAAAGAATCCTATATCTGTATTGAATGGAAAGACTATTTGATTATTAGGAAAGTTATTATACGCTTTAGTTTCTCCGGATTCCTGTTGTGAAAAAAAATCTCTTATATTATCTCTTATACCCATTTAGGTAACTTCCCATTTTGTCTTACGCACTATACCATGTCTTGCAGCGTAGCTAAGTGCATCCACCTGATCATCATGCGTTCCAGATGGAAAACTTGTTAACTCTTTCTCAAATTCTACTAACCAATCTGCATTTTTCAAAAAGTAAATGCTACCATTTTCTATACCAGCTGCAGCAGGAACTGCTCTTGCTGTTTTAGATTTATCTGCTTTTAAATTCTTAATTGGTAGTCCTTGCCTTCTTGCCATCTGTATTATACCTAGTCCAAATGATGAATCTTCTACACCAAACCATGCTACATTCCAATCATCAATAGTTCTTTGGATCTGTGGCAACATTTCTGGTGCTTCAAGTCTTTTTCTAAATATATCCAATACAAGTAATTTACCATCATTAGTTGTTGCTACTGTCATTATGACTGAATAATCTGCTGTCTCCTTTATAGATAATGCAGTATCCATTGTTGCAAATACTGATACTTCATCAAACTCATATCTCTTACCATCTACTAAATATCCTTTGTTTGTTCTTTCAAAGTATTTAAACCATTCTCTTTTGAACATATTTCCAACCTCTGTGAACTCTGCTAAAAACTCCTGTGCATATACCAATGATCCAAGTTCTTCTCTTGCTTGTTCTAATTCTTCTTTTCTGATTCTTGGATTATCTATTGTTTGATAATGAAAGACTTTCCAATCTTTTCTTCTTTTAGCTGATTCAAATAGTTCAAAGAACCAGTTTATTGAGTTAGGTGTACTTATAAATAATGCTTTACCAAAGTTATCTGACAATATTGGTCTTACTGTATGCCATGTCTCTTGATCCATGTAAGCAGCTTCATCAAAGATTACAAGACTAATACCACCAGCACCACGAAGAGATTCAGGTTTATTTGCTGATTTAATCTGTATAGATCCACCATTTCTCAATACAATTCTTTTTTCTACTTCTCTGATCTCTGCATATTGTTCTGGTAACTGTCTTATTAAAGATTTAAGATTTAACCAAGCTTCTAAACTCTGTGGATAAACAGGAAAGATTAACCATACCTTTTGTCCTTTTAATGCTTGATCTACTGAACTAACAAGACTTAATGTACTTTTACCCCATCTTCTTCCAGCACAAACAATCGTATATCTATTTTTATCTAATGATTTGATTACTTCTATTTGTCCTACATGAAGATCAGGAGGAGCTACATCAATAGTCTTGTTCTCCATCATCTTCCCAATCCCATTTCATATTAATCTGTGGTACTTCTACATTTGTTACCTGTACCTGTGGATTACCCATTCCATAGATTTGAGCAATGATTTTATAACACACATCCAATAATCCTTTTAATTCTGTTGGATTTAAGTTGTTTTTTGGTGTTTCGGCGATTTCGGCGATTAGATCAAACAATACCGGTTTAATATCATTAGCTAGATCTCTAGCAGTCTCTCCTATGTAACTCAAAACAGTAGATATTATCTGATCATTTTCTATTTTATTTATAGCGTGTAATCTATCTACCCAATGATTTTTCACAGATATTTGTGCTATTCTTCTATCAGAAACGCCGAAGAATGCCGAAACCTTTTTTAATGATCTTCTAGCTCCTAAATCTTTATAAAATAAGAATCTTTTGTAATCAATATTGGTTTCATCAATCTGTTGTTGATAAGGATTTGGTATATATAAATCATCTAAATAATCCATGATATTACTTTAACCTAGTTTGAAACAAACTTAATGGCTTTTATCTCCATACTTACAATTACAAATAGTTATTATTGTTCCATGTTCGTTGATAAATACACTATCCATTGTTTCTAAAAGATATTGTCAACAACCATATCGTAAGTGTTATAAGTAAACCTATACCTGTTATTGTTGCCGCCTGGCCAGAAAGTGTTAGATAAGAAATTATTAATCCCAAAATTGTCCAGCTCAACGCTAGAGTTTCTCTAATAGCTTCAACTAACCATTTCCATATTTTTTCAATCATCCTGTTCTCCTAGTTACCATACTAAACATACTTGCTATTCTTGTTAAAACTACCGGTACTAAAACTTCTTGTGCTTTTTCTTTCTGTGATTCCGGCATATTTGTTATCTCTGCAAAACTTATCTCTGAAAGATCAACATCAACTAAAGTTCCAATAGGATCTGACAATAGTTGCTCCGCTCTTATCTCACTCTGAACATCTGCTAAGTTATAAGGCTGTAACGAACTATCCCCATTTTCTATAGCTCTTTCTACATATTCTTCAACTGCTTGTTCTACAACCTCATCTGTCTCTACTAATTCTGCATAGATCTCTACATCTTCAGACTCAACATTAAGAACCTCTGCAACACTTTCTACCTCTTCTTCTGTAAGATCTTCTATTACTTCTGTACTAACAACCTCTGTTACAACTGCTTGAACTATCTTTTGAGTTTGTGTATCTGCTGTTTCAAGACTCTCTACCGAAACTTCTGCTACCTGTTCTACAACTGTTGTAAGTTCTTCCACAGTCAATGTTTCTACAAACTCCTCTACAACCTCTTCTAATTCTTCCTCATAGATTATTTGTTCCTCTTCACTTAGATTTTCTATCTCATCATCAGCAAGTATTTCAATGTCTTGTTCTTCAAAAACTTCTTCCAATTCCTCAACATTTACTACCTCTTCTATAATTTCTTCTACTATATCCACTAAGATTATCTCTTCTTCAAGTGTTAGATCTTCTTTTTCTTTCTCTTTTATTTCTTGATACTCTTCCTTAGTAATCTCTTCCGGTAAAACTTCTTCTAGTATTTCTTCTTCAATCTCTTCTATCTTTTCTTCTGAATATATTTCAACATCTTCTATATCTTCTTCTAATTCTTCAAACTCTGTATCCCAATCATCAACTTCATCTTCTTGTAATTGTTCTTGTACTTCTTCTAAATCTTTTTGTTTTTCTTCTTCTGATGGTGGAAATAAATCTGTTTCAATGTAAAAATCAACCATATCTACCTCAATATCCTCTAAATCTTCAATGACCACAAACTCAAACTCTTCTAAATCTTCTAAATATTCTTCAACTTCAAGTATTGTTTCAATAAACTCTTCAATTTCTTCTTCACTTTCAAAAACCAATATTTCCATTTCTTCTTCATATTCAAGCCTTTTGACATCTTTTTCCATTTCATATTCAATTTCTTCTTCTGTAAGATCAATGTATTCAAGTTCATCTTCATCTGAAAGAATAAATATTGAATCATCTCCCTCAATAAATTCATCTCCGATTTCCATATTTTCTTCAATAATTTCAATATCATAATTTTCTAAATCTCCGCGTTCTATTTGAGCATCAGTTAACTCAATACCATAGAGATCAAAGTTCTTTTGTCGCTCATTATCACGATCCAGATCCCCATCTTCTATCTGATCTTCTGTGTATTCAGCTACTGAACCATCATCCATTATAACCTCTACTATTTCAGGTTCAGGCTCCGGTTCTGGTTCTGGATCAGGTGGAGGTGGTATATAAACAGTTGTAGTTGTAGGCGGTACATATTCTGTTGTTTCAAAATTATTACTATCTCCATTTGAACAACTTTGATTATTATCAAGATCTCCACAAGATGCTATTTCCCAATAGAAAGTACCTGTTTGGATATTTGTCTTATCTAATATGTAAGATCTAGCAGTTACATCATTAATTACAATTCTTGTCCAATCTTGATTGTTGTAGCTATAATTAATATGAAAAGATACAAGATCTACTTCTCCAGCTGTATATTCCCAATCAAAAAAAACATCCTCTCCTCCATAATTAACAGATGTATTTGTTGGTGCATTTGGTGCTGTAATAGGAACAGTTGTAGTAGTTGTAGAAGTAGTAGTAGTTGTTGTAGTTGGAACAGTTGTAGTAGTTGTAGAAGTAGTAGTAGTTGTTGTAGTTGGAACAGTTGTAGTAGTTGTT